GTCTGCTTGGCCGCGGTCATATGGGCCGCCGTGTCTTTGATTATGGTACAAGGTTATCTCCTTAGACGTTAGACATTTTCATGATGATGGCCAACTCATCGTTGTCCACATAGAAGTCTGTGGTTGGATCGTAGTAGGCACCTTCTTTGGGATCATAGTAAAGAACGCGGCCATCGTAGTTGAAAGGACCTTCTAAGCCCTTGCGAGCTCCATACTTTTCACGCATATTGTCCACAGAATTCATAACACGATAGCCCATGATCAACTCCTTGTTTTGTTTCGCTATGTATGTATTATAACGCCAAAACCAATTTGTGTCAATTAATCAGAATAGTCTGCGTTATCAATTTGCTCCTGCCAGAATTCCCTAGCGTCTTTTTCATTATCAAATTCTTCTAGCACACTTTTACCACCAAGTGGATGAGGGAACCAAACCAACCATTGTCCTTCATCTCCCTGCGTACAGTAAAGTTCTACTGGTTCAGTCATATTAATCCTTTATACAAATAGACTGCTAAAAACTTTATCATTTTCGGTTTCATAAGGATCTGATCCATCAAAACGATAATGATATCTTAGTGCGTCGGCGCACACTATATTCTTTTCTACAATATGTCTTAGATCTTCTCTGCCGCACAATAATCTGTCTTGGCATAGTTTAACATTATCTGCCATTAAGTCAACTCCGTAGATAGTAGATAATGCCTGTTCAAAGGTAGAACCATTTTCCATTTTACGAATTAAAACTTCGCCAAGGAACTGTCCATCGCCACAACTTGGCTCCATAAAGGTTTTAGTTGGATCTATAAACTGGTCCAATGGTATTTGCTCTAACATTTCACGCACTAAATCAGTTGGGGTAAAAACTTCACCCGTGGCCTTTATTCTCAATTTATCACGCTCAACTCCGCCCATATAAGTGCGGTTACGGATATGATCAATGATCTTATGTAATGGCATAAATTAAATTTGTTCCATTGGCATATTGCGAATTACGACATGGGTATGTCTTGTTCCGCTTAAACCATTCCATAATTTAGACCATGTAGACGTTTTAGTCCACTCTAAAAACTCTTCAGCTTTAGTTTTAGTATCAAACGCAATTCCAAATTTAGTATGTGACAATTCTACTCCTGGAGGAATAATAGCAAAATCCTTAGAAAAAGCTACATTGGTGACAACTCTCCATTTAGAAACACTTGAATGCCCTGACTGTAAATCAGTGTATTCGATAACTGGAGAACCATTTACAATCTCAGTGACAACTTTATTTTGATGAGTAGTTGTTTTGACTTTGCTATAATGTTTCTTTGAAGAAGCACCGTATTCTCCAACGCTTTCGCAAGTTCTTACTGGTACAAAAGATTTTGTATTAATATAACTATTAAATAGTGATGGATCTCCAAAGTTTGGAATAATGTATGAATTTGTTTTTGTGAAATCCATAGTAACTGTATTGCCGTTAACATCTGTTATTGACGTGCTATTTTGATAAGCATTATTAATGATAGTTGTTATTACAACACTATCTAGACTAACATCTTTGAATACCGCAGTATCTTTAAATTTAATATCAACTAAATTGTAATTATTACTGATCCACTCACGAAAGTTTTTAGTCCCGGCGCCGATCATATACTTTCCAGGAGTAACAAAAATTAATCTTCCATTACTAGATAGTAACCCAAGTGCTTCGATAAAGAAACCAATATATCCTTCTTTTTCAGAATTCATTGCAGGATGATTATATACTGATTGTTCTTTTGTAATCAAATTTTTATTATATGGTGGATTACCGATAATCACATCGAATTTCATATTTGTTCCTAGTGTTGTAATGTATTTATTAACCCCTAAATGTTCTGCCATTCTGGTTTTATTAATATGGTCAGAATAAAATGTAATTCTATCTGGGTCTACATTGTAATTATACACTAAACTAATAACAAACTCAATATTAAACATTACCAAGATATTACCTTTCAAAGGAATATTTGATAATGTCTCATTTACTAAAGAATAAGGAGTGTGGATATCATGACTACCGTTTAAGTCAATCAAACCTTCTTTCAATGCTTTATATAATTTGGTAACTTTGTTCATCAACTGATCCTAATTGCTTAGTATGTATATATTATACTACCAAAACCAATTTGTGTCAATTAAAATCAAATACCCATTTCTGCTCGAAAAGCATTCCAAAAAGGAATGTTGCCATCTACCAACTTACAAAGGTCTTTATAATTCAATACATTAATGTTATCATCATGATACATTTCTTGTAAGATTTTCTGATTAAGTCCTTTAGCCGTAGTAAAGATAGTCATATCAGCATTTCTGTAAATAGGACTAGTTCTAGTTTTAGAAACAAAGTTTGAGATATGGTCTTCGTTAGCAGTGAGTTCTCTAAGAGTATTCGAACGATACTTAACTTGAATAGTGTGGAGATTACCGTTATGACTCAATCCATAACCGTCGATACCCATATCTTTGCCATCGACTTTATTGTTATGAGGACGATATTCGACAATGTTAATTCTCTTATCAATAGGACTAAGAGTAGCCAACATTTCAACTAAGGCTTCAAAGGCATCACCTTTATACTCTTCGGGAGACCAGTTGCCATTTATCCAAACAGGATCAGTAGACAATTTATCTACATTACGCATAAAGGTGCTTAACTTGTCTACGCCTTTAAGAAGTTTCTCGGCGTTTGGGCAAATCAGTTTGAATCTATGTTTCATTTATTGCTCCTTTAAGCAAACAGCATATCAATTGTTTCTTTATTACCATCTGTTTTACGAAGTTCATAGAAGAATTCTTCTTCTTCGACTTCGTGAACAATGTCTTGAATACTGAACAACATATTAAAGTTGTTCTTACTTTTGCCATAAGCATCATCAGCATTCTCTTCGTCTGCTGTATGACGTGGCTTACCGGTTTCTACTACAGATTCTGCTGAGATATCGTAGCCACCTTCGCGAATCTTTTGAACATAGAACTTAACATTCTCTTTGTCATCTTCGTCGCCATTGAGCACACTAACAGAAATTAACGCAAATCGCTTGGCACCTGGATTAGCTTTATAAACTCGGACCGCACGACCAATAGTCTGTAGTAATTTACTCAAACCCATGTTACGCATCAATGCTACACCAGTAATACCATCGACGTCGATACCTTCACTAAGAATATCGTAATGGAAGATCAAACAGTTCTTGGAACTAGTTAATGCTGGCAAGAACATCAACTCGCGATCAACCTTTTCGTTGTCAATGCGAGCACCATTCTTACTAGTGATAGTAAACACATCGTGGTTAGGAAACTCTTTCTTAATTTTAGCAATGTTGTCTTCTACCGACTTAACATCTTCAGTGCCTTTCATAGCAAATAGAATCTTACTAAAACCTAATTCAGATTGAGTAATTGCTATTTGTGCTTTGGCAATTTCAATAACTTCACTAACAACACTACGATCTTCATCACGAGTCTCACCATACATAATATGTAAGCGAGGAGGAACAATCAAGCCCAACTGAATCAATGTAGCAGGACTGATGTAATACAATCGTTCGCCATAGATTGTAGTGTTATTAAGACCGCGACCTTTGTCGCTAGATGTATGCTTTTCGGTGGCAGTGAAAAACAATTTAACACGAGCAGTCAATTTCTTAATCACTCCGTTAAAGCCTTCGTTGACACAATATTGGCTTTCGTCTGCGATCATAGTATCAAAATTGATACCGACGAGTTTGTCTGCCGAATGATATGTGCTGAATACTACAAGGTCTTGTCCTGCGGCTACTGCCGTTTTATATGCGGCTTCAATGTCAGCAACACGAGTAGTGGCTTGTTCTTTCCATTTAATGCCTGCTTCGTAGTCTTCTTCGTGGCTACCGCTGTGAAAAGCGATAGCACGATAAGTCAATCCGCTAAACTTACGGAACTCTCCAATAAGTTGATTGGTAAGCAAGATGCGTGGAGCCAACACTAAATGAATCTTAGTATTGATATTGTCTTTGCGTTGATAATCAATAACTGCCGCTTCGACAAAAGTCTTACCTGCACCAGTAGGCATTACTACACGACCAATAGCAGAACCTTCGCCTTTCTTAATGGCTTTGATTACTGCCTTAAGTGCTTCTGATTGGTGAGGTCTAAGTTTAATCATTGTCAACTCCTTGTTTCTAAGTATTAATTATAACACCAAAACCAATTTGTGTCAATTAAGCAAAGAACTCTGTAGCTTCTACTTCAAAAACACGAAATGCTTCTAATGTTTTTTGAGTTTGAGCCATGGGGTTTGTTTTAACGAACTTCAAAAAGTCCAAAAAGTTCATACCCAAAAAGTCTGCATCTTTTTGTAATACGGAAATTGCTGTGGTAAGTTTCATAACTTGCTCCTTTTGTTTACTATGTATGTATTATAAGCCCAAAACCAATTTGTGTCAATTAAGGCTGATAACTGCAATAGCTACGAATCTTGCTTCGTTTGTTAGTGTAAGTTTCTTCGAACTTGACTTTAAAGCCTTTGGCCTGCAAGGTGTTAATCAAAGTTGACAAATCGCAGTCTTCTTCCAAAAAGGCATTGGCGCCATTTTGATAACTGTAGGGAGTGATCTTGTCAGCGATACCAAGTTTGACCAAGCGAGCTTTGGGGAAACGGGCCCAAGCATGGCCTGAGTCACCGAATACTTTAATTTTGATTTCTTTCATTTTGAGCTCCTTATTTCCGTGTGTCCATGTATTCAAACAAAATCCACTTGGCACGATTGATTGCTTGGCGTGCATCTTCTGCTCGCATATAATCAACTTCGCCATACTCGGTGTTGATCATTTCTTGTGCATCGCTGAGTATGCTAGCGGCCATCATCGCAGGACCACTGTGACGAAAAGTAATACTGGATTCCACTGCTTCACGCATGCCTGCTTCGGTAACGCCATACATACGAACTTCACGTTTTTCTTGTTCGTTCAAAGTAATCATCTCGCCCAATGTATCGTATCTCAAACCCATTTAGTGCTCCTTTTTGTTTACTATGTATGTATTATAAAGCCAAACCCAATTTGTGTCAATTATTTGGGTTTAGAAAGCGAAGGTGCGGACCCAATCAAATCGGGTGCTTGCAGGTACCCAACGGAATTGGCTTTTCTTACGCTCGGGTTGTTCGAAGTCAAAGCAGACCATAACCCAACCACGTTCAGTGGAGAAAGCAACGGTTTCGGCTGTGCGAACAACTTCAACTACCCTGTCGTTGATTCTTGCTACAGTAACAGTCATACTATCTCCTTTCGTAAAATAGTATTATAAAGCCGAAACCAATTTGTGTCAATTATTTGGTTTCTTTGTCCTGAGATTCCAATTGACTTACACGAATGAGGAATAGTTGGTAGATGCAGTAAATCATCACCGCCAAACTTATACCACCTACTACATTAGTAGCCGACATACCCAACATGATAATGCCATTGAAAATAGCAATGACTGCGAAGATTGCTATTGCGACTTTGCCCATGTCCAGTAGGGCTTGAATTTGATATTTGTTCATTTTGAACTCCTCTGTTTAAGTGTCAGCATTATACAACAAGAGAAAATTTGTGTCAATTTATAGCAGAATATTTCACTTAAATAACATAGAGACCTGTAACATTAGGCCAGGATTGCCGTCAGCCAGAGAATCCTTGCTTAAGGGGTTTCCTAACAATTAGGAGATTTCTTATGATTAAAATTTTGTCAGTATTATCTTTGGCTGTGCTAACAGCCTGTGGCGGTGGCAATGAACCAACCCCAACAGAGCTACCAAAAGTTGTACAGCTATCAGTGCCAGCCGACTTGCCTGCGCCATTTGTATTAGGGCCTAGTGGTACTGTTGGGGTTTCAAACGTTCCTGTAGTAGGTCCTGGCCCAATGGCCCAACTTCCGTTTGTAATTGGTCCAGTTAAAGGTCCAGAAGCTATAATAGTTCCAACAGTGGTAATAGGTCCTAGTACTGTGGTCCAACCTGCAATTAATTATTGTACAGACGGATTTGTAGTTGGTCCTTGCGTAAAGCTAGACACCACTTGCAAACCAGATGCTAGTGGATTTGTAGCAGGTCCTTGTGGTTCATAAAATTACATATCTGAAAATAAAAGCACCGCAGGGTGCTTTTATTTTATGTTCAATTCCAATATTTAGAAGAATCTAAACTGTCCCAATATTTTTTATTGTTGCGATTGATGAAATTCTTAACTAGGTATTTGCCCATACCAAAGTAGCCCATCTTTTTAAATCTGCGACTGTCTTGGCCAAAGTGGTGTCTAAGTATTCTAAACTTTCTTGGGCTATACATTCTTGACAAGAAATAGTCTTCACTTGTTGAAAACTTTTCAGGGAAGCCGCCATATTCTTCAAACTTGTCTCTGCGTGTTAGCATAAATGCTCCAACAGCAAAAGGTGAGAAATATTTCATGGCATGATTTATGGTATTAAAAATAATGAATCCAATCTTTGCTCTTGGATCTTTATCATAACATTTAATTTTTAATCCTATGAGATCTAAGTTTTTTGATTCAATGGTATCAACTGCATCATGAATCACATTATTCTTAAAGAAGCGCACATCAGCATCAATGAATAATATATATGGAGTAGTGACTAGTTTTGCGCCATTGTTCTTGGCTATGCTAACAGGTCCACCATCAATAATTTCAACGTTCAATGAACCTTTGTTGTCTTGTATAACTTGTCTAGTATTATCGGTAGAGCAGTCGGCAATAATAACTCTAGTATTGCCTATGTTTTGTTCACGTAGTGAATCTAATAAATGATGAATATAATTTTCCTCATTTTTACAAGGTACTACAATAGTAATTTTATCACTGAGTTTCATTGATATCCTTTTCCTTAGTCCAAGTTATAATTTCCCAACGACCATTATGATGTTCGACTAA